GGCCTTGGCTGAACGTCTACCTGCCTCGTTCAAGCCGCCCTTGGGATTCTTGCCAGCCTTACGTTGCCACGCTGGTGTGCTCATATCAGCCTCTAATCTTTCCCAATAACATCTTGATCGCAACCGTAGTTGGCAAGATGGTTTTGTGCCAAGGCCAAAACTCATGGCCTAAACCATCGGTCATGCCGTCACGAGTAACCCATGCCTTCGACCAGTTATCAATGTACTGATCGCTATAGCGAAGCACAGCATGGCCTCCGTTCTTCGTATCACAGCCACATAACTCAGCTTGGAAGGTAAACAGTAACCACCAAAACTTGAGCCATGATCCTTGGCATACAACGTAATACAGGACGGAAAGCGAATAGTCCTCGCAGTCGCCCCGATACATACCTTGCTCATTCAGCTTGATAACGAACCAAACATCCCGACCTTCTGGGTCGTATTTGTAATCGTATAAGCTGTTGAACTCAGTTAGCTTCATGCCAGTCTTACGATGACAAGTAATCAATCCACTTGCAGCCAAGCCGTACCTTGCACGTACCTGAACCAAACTCGCCAGTCTTAACGCCTACGCGATAATTCTGACGCTCTGCCTCGAAGCCGTATGTTTCAATATCGGATGAGAAGTCATCAACGTCGGTCCAGTTAGTGCCATCTACACCTGACTGCTTCTGTACTGTGACGATCGTACCGCCAGCAATGCCAGAGATAGACAGGTTAAAGTAGCCCTGTATCTTGATCTCATCGCTGAATGTGTTCTGAGCTGTAATGCTCTTTGTTACTTCGCCTGACATTGCCAGCCTCCTATTAAATAACTGAAATAATAAATGCTAAAAGCTGGTCATATCGAACACCCAACCTTGTGTGTTCTGTTAATCCATCTTCAGCTTGCTCGTAAATTTTACCATCTGCATCTGTCCACCAAGTATCGGAACAAAACATACCATAGTGATTAGCATCTAATTCCTCAGCTTCAAACGCTGATCTAACATCCTGAGCAATAACTCCAACATGAATTCTTGCGGCATCGCCTTTGGACTCTACAGAAGATTTAAATTTAAATGCTTTAATTAGGTTTTTTAATCTATTTGCTACTGCACGCTCTTTGCTAGATAAATCTCTAATATCTTGTTTTTCATTTTCATCAGAAGTATTTATTGTTCCTACTCCCGCAAAAACTTCTGAAAATCTAAATGGGCCTGCTCCTAAACTCATTGCATTATCCGCAATGACTCCTGAGTTATTTGTTGCGGCCATAAAGGTATTGCCAAATCTTAAACCGCAATGTCCAGACTGCGTGCTATAAATAACTAGATCGGCAGAAGAACAGCTAACCGCGCCCACAGAGTTCCCACCATTTTGAAATTGAACGATTTCACCATCATTGGTGTTTCTATTTACATATAAAGCAGTACTACCATCGGCGTTAGCAGTAAGACTGTTTTCGACAGTAAGATTGTTTTCAATCTCAACATTCTCATAAGTAGGATTGCGACCAAAAATGCCGCCGTTTTGTTTAATCATGATTGCTCCTCGCAAATTATATTCAGCAAATTAACTTTGCGTCCCAACCACATCTCCATCTGTATCACTTGACGGAGCGCTTGATTTAATACGCAAATCACCTGTTGCATCTACCCACAAATGATATGAACCCATTATTAGGTGTGAACCATCCCATTGACTTCCTACATTGAAAAAATCTCCAGATATTGGCCCAATCTGCCCTGCCGCTAAACGCTGAAATCCCGCGTCTGGTGCCGCAGTTCCGTCACCTAATAAAATATCTCTTTGGAATGCTCTGGCCTGATACCAAGCATAAGATTGATTGTCTCGTCTATATGCAACACCATCACCAGCGCTTCCGTCGTTATAAAAAGTTTGAGGCCCATAAATTGCACCCTGTATAGAGCCTGAGTTATCTTGTCTTAAATTGTTGAATAGTCCAGTCTTGGCCCCGGTTGCGTCTTCAACAAAATCAATGCCGGAAACAGTTGCTCCACCTACGTTAAGAAGCTGTAAAAAACTGGTAGACTTGTTTTGAATTCTAAATGGAGCGTTTGACCCGCTAATAGTTTTATAGCTGGTTGCGGTTGCAGTCGCATTTTGAACTGTTGCAGATCCAGTATTCAAAATCAAAGCGCGATCAACACTCCCAGAAGTTCCATCACCGAAGTGTTTCCAATCAATAAGTTTTACAAACACACTGATATCAGACGATGCCACATAAACATGAGCCTGAACTGGACCTTCCGTCCAAAGACCATAGAAGCAGTTAGGTGAATATGAGTTGGTTGCAACATGGACGTTATATCCAACATTATTTCCAGCACTATAGTGATTGTATTCACAATTTGCGCCTACAAATATATTTCCGTTTGTGCCATTGGCAAAATAAATACCAGCGCCTTCATTTTGAAGACCACGATAAAATGTAAACACATTAGCGTTTGAGGGAAGATTATTGGCAGAGCCTCCCCAAGTATCAAAGCCAGACGCAATATATAATCCGTGATCTCCATTAGAAATACATTCTAAATTGTTAACTTGATTGACGCCGCACTGATACATAGCCACGCCGACATAACCACAACGAGAAATCGAAACATTTTCAATGGTTGCAGAGGTTAATCTTAAAAAAGCTAAACCTATTTGAGCTGCTTTTGTTCTATCCCCAAGAATTGAAAAATTACGGAATGCCATTCCTGCAACGTCATAGGTTCCGGTGCCAGTAGGAAGTCCATCATTCCTAATGACCGCCTCATTGCCAGTTGGTCTAATTACTGTTGAATATTTGCCAGCGCCCTCAAAGCTAACATTCTGAGGGACAGTTAATACTGAAGACGTAAGATATTGTCCTGCTGGTAAATAAACAGTGCCGCCGCCTTTTACAACATACCCATAACCCGGAAAACTTGAATCTGGAATTGAAAGCGAACCAGCATAATCTAATGCCGCTTGTATAGCCGTAGTATCATCCGTTACGCCATCGCCTACTGCACCAAAGTCCTTGACGCTAATAGTCTCTCGAAGTTTGGCTTGTACCGTAGTATCTACTGCGCCAGTGCCAGCGGGTGTATAAGTGACAGCACTAGCATCTGTTGCTGGAGTGACTTGCTGTACTGCTACAGCGCCCGTCGAACTGAATGATAGATATTTATTTGCACGATCAGCCGCCTCGGGTAGCTCCATCGAAATAGAGTCAGAGTCGGTAATAGGCTTGCGGATAGACTGTGAGAATGATCGGTTAGTCTGTTCGCCTGCCAGCCATAGATTATCGAAGTCGCTGTTTACCTCAGAGGCAAGGAAGTCGCCAGAGTTTGTATAGTTCTGGGTGCGAGCGTAGGGCATATCCCGATACAGGGTCAGAATGTCGCCTGTAGTCGCGCCAACGGTAAGGGTTACGTTACCCCCGCTATCATTGCCCACGTTCGACACAGTGTAGTTAGTGCCTTCTGAGAGGGTAGTGCCGTTCTTCAATACGACAATATCGCCCTTGTCTACGATCTCGAACGTATACGCGAAGACCGTCTGACCAGAAGTCGCGGTATATTGGTTACGGCTTGTGTTGTCTGCTACGGTCATATCAGCGTCCCAGTAGTTTCTCTACTCTTTGCTCTTGCGCGAGCGTAATCTGGTTAGTTAGTTGGTCATCCTCAGCCAACATCTGCGCTTGCGCCATGTCTCTGTATGCTGTGAATACCGATTTTATCATTAAAGCCTTGCCACCTTCAGGCCCATCTGAGGCATTTTTGTATTCTCTTGTATTGAACATGGTGCGAAGCTGATCTTTCAGAGAAGTCGGAGCCTCGATACCGCTATACAAAAGAACGTAACGATCATACTGCTGGGCATCTAACTCGATGCCTTGGATCTGTCTACGCGGCATACCAACAGCTACTTGCTGGCGCACCATCTCATCTGCAACAGGATCATCTTTTACAGTAGATGTGTAGATAGGCGACATGATATCAGGACCAATACCGCCTTCTAGCACGACAGGCTCGCCAAAGATATTGCGACGTGGTGGCAGATCATCTGAGTATCCGGGGATGCGCGACTTGACGCGATCTAAGAATCCATACGTTGCACTCATCTCCGGGCTTAGGAAGCGCTCAATGTTCGCCACGCTTGCAGGAACAACCGACGCCGCCATGCGCTGTAAGTAAGATGTTAGCTTGTAGTTACTGGACTCAGGATCAAGGCTTGCTGAGAAGAAAGCATCAAAGAAGTCAGTGACGCCTGACATATATGTCTTGCTTGCCATGTTCTGAGCAACAGACAGTGCCGCCGCTGTAGCAATCTGTGCCGCTTCAGCCTCGGTTGTTTGTCCGATAATCTCAGTCACGTCAGCCGACAGCCCTAGCAACGCGCCAACAGGGTCAAGTCGGTTGTATGCGTAATACTTGTCACCAACTTTGATCGAGTAGGGTTGCCAGCCAGTAGCTCGCATGATGTTTCGCATCTTGGGATTGGTTGGCCCTGCGCCCGTGATTGATCCACTCAACACGAGGTCAGCAGATACAGCCATCGCCATCGAGCCAGCGATCAGCTTGCCCAATGCTAAGTCACGACGCGCGCCACCTGCCGCGATCTCTTCTCTGAATGAGCTAGATAGCGGAGCCAAAGGTGTACGCTCAAACGCATACGACATCACATTCACGGGTGTACGAACAAACGGCATAACGACACGAGCGTATGGGATGTTATTGCGTACCTGCTCAACAGCCTTGCCCGTCTTGCCTAGCTGGTTGGTGAAAGTCTGATAGCGTGAAGCATCGACTGCCGCTTGCTTAATGTTCTCAGGCGGGTTCTCGATGATCTCAATAACACGCTTTGCCGCCGCTTGATCACGTAAGCCTTCGTTGAATGCCTGACGGTAAGCCTGTGCATATAGCTCCATGCGGTAGCCAACAGACTTAAAGAATTCATCTCCAGCTGTCAGCAGACGACCGGGTACACGTATCGCCTCACCCATAAAGTCAGCAAAGCGACCAGCAGGGCCAGCAATGTTGAGGTTCTCAGATGTTATTGCGCGAAACTTCTCAGCCTCTACCTTCTGAAGCGGATCGGTAGGCTCTCCGGTTTTTAGCACATTCCATGCCAATCGGAAGCCGTCACGCGCACCATCAACAATCCCTTTAAGTTGTGCTGATGTTTCGCCGGGCGGTATGTTTCCACCAATCATGCTTGCAATCTTTCGCTCGCCAACAGTAAGGCCAACGACCATGACGTTCGACAGGATGTTGACCATGTGAGTCGTAGGCGATGACAGCAAGCCGTTAATCCATACCTCGTAAAGCTGATCTTTGGTAGTCGCCCGGTTTGCATCCTTAACAAAGCGACCGATCTTCTCGGGGCTATCTAGCTCGGATAGCATAGCCGCCATATCACGCGATACAGCTTCGCCGCCTGTAGTCTCCAGCGCCTCTTTGATCAGCCGCTCTTGCTCTCTTGAGCTTGCCGCTACAACTCGGAATGACTGCAATGCACGACCAGCCTCAGCCGTCATACCTGATACCTGCGACTGAATGGCTCGGTGCTGTGACATAGCTCTACGGAATAGCGCAAGGTCCATCTCGCTACCGTTCTTGGCCGCGTTCGCCAGCTTCACAAGGTTCTCACCAGAAGCCACGAGGATTTTACGTGCCGCAAGTATCTGCTCTGCGTTAAATGCCGCACCCTGACGACGCGCTAACAGATCATCGACAGTCATACCAAGGTCATCGGCTAACTTGGGCAACTCATCATTCGTAATCTTCTGGCGACGTGCCTCGTTAATGTTGGGTGCGTCAGCCTTGGCAACCTCATCAATGAGGGTTGATACATCCTCAGTCGTATTGAGGTTAGCTAGATTTATGTTACGTGCGGCTTCTGGGTCTGCCTCAGTAGTTCCGGGCTTGAACTCAGGGACGCGGATCGTAGGCTGTACAGCTTCAGCCGCTTCATCAAACGGGATGTACTCTTGACCGGGCGGCATCACATCACGAGGGACTGGCATTCCGCCCTTCATGGTAGCCATAGCCTCTTCAATCATCTGCTCGACTGGCTTACCTTCTGCCTCAGCCGCTTCTACAAGCGCCCTACGGTTCTTCACAAGGCGAACACCTTGGATGATGCCGTCAGCTACACCGCCAAGCGCA